CTGAGCGACAGGAGAAGCAACTCGCGCCGCTGGACGCCTCGGCCCAGCGGGTCAAGGCCGAACTCGCCCGTCTCGCCTTCGTCGACGCGACGGAGGCCTGCGCCAAGGACGGCAAGCTCCTCCCGCTGCGCAAGATGCCTGAGGACGTGCGCCGCGCCATCGCCGGGTTCGAGGTCGACGGCGCGCTGCGGAAGGTGCGGTTCTGGTCGAAGCCCGAGGCGCTCGGCCTCCTCGCGAAGCACCACGGCCTGCTCCGCGAGATCATCGAGGTCTCGGACGTCACCGAGACGCGCGACATCACTGACGACGAGTGGGCCGTGCTCTCGCGGCTGGAGCACGAGGTCCGCGGTGGCTGACCGGATCCCGCCCGAGGTGCTCTACCCGCGGCGGCTCGCGTGGCGCGCGCTCTCCGTCGTGCTCGACCAGTACAACCTCCAGGGCATCACGCTGAAGCTCAACCCCGACGACCCCGCGCAGGCGCTCCCTGGGGCGAGCCACGGCGAGATCGAGTTCTACGAGGACTACCGGCAGGGGGCCGGGCGCGTCATCGCGACGGTGCTCCTCGACGGCGCGAAGGCGCGTGTGCTGGTCGAGCGCATCGATCGGCTCGTCCGGCGCAACCACCTAGCCGCGTTCGTCCCCCGCGAGGTCGGCATCGTGCAGCGCCGCGGCGCGCCCGACATCGACGCGGAGGTCGACCTCAGCGAGATCGTCGAGACCGACGGCGAGGTCCTGCGCACTGTGCGGCAACGGCTGCTCCCGCCGGCGTCGCGGCCCCGGCCGCCATCGCGCGCCATCCGCGCGTTCGGGAGCTCCAGGTGATCGCAGTCGACCGCGCACGCCTCTCGACGATCTCGCGCGCCGCGGCGTGGGTGCCCCAGCCCGGGCCGCAGCTGCAAGCGTTCCTGTGCCAGGCGGACCAGTTGCTCTACGGCGGCGCCGCTGGCGGCGGGAAGACCATGCTCGGGATCGGCCTCGCCCTCACGCGGCACCGGAGAACTCTCTTCGTCCGGCGCGAGGCGACGCAGCTTCAGCCGGTGGTCGACGAGATCGGGGCACTGCTGCGCGGCCGCGCCGGCTACAACGGCCAGGAGCGCGTGTGGCGGCTCCCGCACGGCCGGCAGATCCAGTTCGGCGGCGTGCCCAACCCCGAGGACGAGAAGAAGTTCCAGGGCAACCCGCGCGATCTATTCGTCGGCGACGAGGCGGCGAACCTCCTCGAGTCCCAGGTGCGGTTCCTGCTCGGCTGGCTGCGCACCGTGGACCGTCGGCAGCGCGTTCGCGCGCTCCTCTGCTCGAACCCGCCGACGAGTGCGGAGGGCGAGTGGCTCATCCGGTGGTTCGCGCCCTGGCTCGATCCCGCCTTTCCGCACCCCGCGAAGCCCGGCGAGCTGCGTTGGGTGGCCATGGTCGACGGCGCCGAAGTGTGGGTCGACGGCCCCGCGCCCTTCATGCACAAGGGCGAGACGATCCGGCCCGTCTCGCGGACGTTCATCCCCTCGCGGGTAGCCGACAATCGTTTCCTGCGCGCCACCGACTACCTGCGCCAGCTCCAGGCGCTGCCCGAGCCGCTGCGTTCGCAGATGCTCCATGGCGACTTCACGGCCGGGCGCACGGACGACGAGTGGCAGACCATCCCCTCGGCCTGGGTCAAGGCGGCCCAGGCGCGGTGGAAGCGCGACGCCTCGCCCGGCGACGTGACCTCGGTCGGGGTGGACCCGTCGCGCGGCAGCGACGAGACCACGATCGCGGCTCGGAGGGGTTGGCGCTTCGACGAGCTCGTGCTCGTGAAGCCAGATTCCTCGGGGGTGGTGAGCGGCGGCGCGGCCTCGAAGCGGGCGATGGACGTTGCCGGCGAGGTGGCGCCCATCCACGTCGACGTGATCGGCATCGGCGTGAGCGTCGTCGACCACCTCTCGGCCTTTGTCGGGAACCAGGTCGTTTCGGTGAACGGGGCCGAGGGCTCCGACGCGATGGACTTCTCGGGCAGGCTCCGCTTCGGGAACAAGCGCGCCGAGACCTGGTGGCGGTTCCGCGAGGCGCTCGACCCGGCGCGCCCGGCGAAGGTGGCCCTCCCGCCCGACCAGCGGCTCTTCGCCGACCTGTGCGCGCCACGCTACCGGGTGACGGCCCGTGGGCTCCTCATCGAGGACAAGGTCGAGGTGAAGCGCCGCCTGGGTCGGTCGCCGGACCGCGGCGACGCCGTCGTGCTGGCGGCGATCCGGACGCCCATCATCCGCGACAACCAGACCGGGGAGCGCGCGGCCGTGCGCGCCTTCGGAGCGGCGAGGTGACCATGGCCGTCGACGTCCTGAAGCTGAAGCGGGAGTACCAGGCGCTCGTCTCCGACCGGTCGCGGGAGGAGGTCGTCTGGGACGACATCGAGAAGTACATCATGCCGCTCACGGGGCAGACCGCCGAGGCGATTCGGAGCTCGACTACGCAGGAGAAGACCGACGTCCAGCTCTGGGACCTCACCGCGCCGCTCGCGAACGAGCACCTCGCCTCCGCGCTGCACGGCGACGTGACGACGCCCTCGACCAGGTGGCTCGACCTCGAGTGGCTGGACGAGGAGCTGGAGCGGGACCACGAGGCGGTGGTGCACCGGGAGAAGCTCGCCGAGCTCGTCTGGTCGGAGCTCCAGGCCTCCGACTTCAACATGGAGATCTCGAGCGGCTACCTGGAGTACTCCGGCCTCGGGAACATGGCGCTCGTCGTCGAGCCGGTGGCGGAGTCCGGGCCCTGGCGCGGGCTCGACTTCACGGCGGTCCCGATCCGGCAGGTGCAGTTCGTCGAGGACAGCCGCGGCGGCGTCCTGCGCTGGTATCGCCACCTCTCCTGGACTCCGGTCCAGATCGTCGACCACTGCGAGCGAGCGAAGGACGCGAAGGGGAAGCCGCTGTACCAGGCTCCCGAGCGGATCCGGAAGATGGCCGAGGCGGACGACGGCGCGACGAAGAAGCTCGCCGTGGTGTTTGCGATCTTCCACCGCTCCGGCACGCCCGATGAGGTCGAGGGCGAGGTCATCCCCGAGCAACGCCCCTTCGGCTACGTCTACTTCACCCTCGAGGAGGCCGAGCAGCTCGGCGAGGAGGGCGGCTATTACAAGATGCCGGCCGTTATGGTGCGCTGGGGCAAGCGGCCAGGGACGCAGTGGGGCTACGGCCGCGGCCACATCGCGCTGCGCGCCGTGAAGTGGCTGAACGCTTTCAAGGAACTCCAGCGCAACGCCGCCGAGAAGAGCGTCGATCCGGCGTCCGGCGTCTCCGAGCGCGTCGCGCAGACGGTCGACCTGCGGCCTGGGGCGTCGAACATCATGCCCTCGAAGGATGACTGGTGGCCGCTCGAGAGCGCCGCCCGGTTCGACGTGTCGACGGAGGTGATACGCGACGAGCGCGCGGAGATCCGGCGGGCCTTCCACGAAGACGACCTGCAGCTGAAGGAGTCGCCGCAGATGACGGCGACCGAGGTGCAGGCGCGGAAGGACCAGATGCGGCGCGCCATCGGCTCGCCCGCAGGCCGGCTCGAGACCGACGGCCTGGTCCCGGTCGTGTACATCACGCTCGACCACCTGGCGCGCGCCGGCAAGCTCCCGGACGCGCCGGAGATCGTGAAGCGGAAGGAGGCGGAGTTCAAGGTCCGCTTCCGCGGCCCCATCGCGCGCGCGCAGGTGATGGACGAGGTCGTCGCCATCGAGCGCGAGGCTGCCTTCGTGGCGAACCTCTTGAAGCTCGGGTTCACCGAGGCGCGGCACTACTTCAACCTCCAGAACGCGATCAAGGAGCATGCGAAGCGGCTCGGCGTGCCCACGTCGGTGCTCAACTCGCCGGCCGAGGCGAAGCGCGCCGTGGACCAGGAGCGCGCCATGATGGCCGCCGCGCAGGCCGCGCAGACGGCCAAGAACCAGGGTCAGGCGCTCGCCGCCGCGTCCGCGGCCGGCATCGGCATCGAGCCCGCTCCGGGCCTCGTCCCGTCGGGCGGGGTGACCGCGTGAAGCCCGAGCACGTCGACCTGGAGCGCCGGCAGGTGGCGCAGTTCCTCGGCGGGGAGGGCGGCGAGCTGCTCCTGCGGCACCTCTCGCGGCGCTACCGGAGCGGCCCGCCCGGCGAGACCGGCGACCAGATGCTCAACCGGCTGGGGCGGCTCGACGCCCTCGCCGACATCGAACGCCTCCGCGACGAGGCGAAAGGAGCCTGACCATGCCGCTGCCCGACGAGGTGACGAAGGACTGGCCCGCGGAGCTCAAGAGCGACCCGTCGCTGAAGGACTTCAAGGACGTCGCCTCGCTCGCGAGGAGCCACATCGAGACGAAGGCGCTCGTGGGCGCCTCGCTCCGCATCCCGGGCAAGGACGCCGGGCCGGAGGCGCAGAAGGTGTTCGCCGCCTCCGTCGCCGAGAAGGTGCCCGGGATCATCTACCTGCCCGACGATCCCGCGGCCCGCGAGATGGCCGTGAAGGACGCCTGGAAGAAGCTCGGCCGCCCGGACGACGCGAAGGCGTACTCGGTCGAGGGCGTGCAGCTCGAGCCGGGCGTGGTCTTCACCGAGGCCGACGTGGAGGCCATGCGCGCGGCCGCCGTGAAGCGGGGGTACACGAAGGACCAGTTCCGCTCGCTCGCGAAGGAGCTGTCCGAGGCGCGCGCGCTCGCGATGAAGGGCGAGAAGGACAACCGGGCCGCGCTGCAGCGCGAGCTCGGGGCCGCGTTCGAGGAGCGCACCCTCGCCGCCTCGCTCTCGGCCGAGAAGCGCGGCTTCACCGAAGACGTGGTCCGGGCGCTCCGCAACGGGAGCGTCGACCTGAAGACGTTCAAGGCCTTCGACGCGGTCGCGCGCGGGTTCGGGGAGACGCGCCAGGTCGCGGGGCAGGACGGCGGCGCGGGCGGGAAGCCGACGCCGGCGGAGGCGAGGACGCAGCGCGCCGAGCTCATGGCCCGGCCGGAGTACTTCCAGCCATCGCGCGCCCAGATGGGGGTGCACGAGACGCTCGTCGCGAAGGTGCAGGAGCTGAACGCGCTCATCGATGCGGGTGGGTAGGAGGCGGGACATGTCGCGTCAGGACATCAAGGGCGGCCTGAAGTCGAGCGAGTTCCTGCACGCCCAGATGGGGCTGTGGATCGGCGCGGCCGCGATGGCAGTCGGAGCTGTCGTGGCCACGCTGTGGTCGCTGCACGGTGGGTGTGTCCTCACCGGGAGCGGTGGAGTGGTCGCGGCCGTCTCCGTTGCGAGCTACCAGCTCGGGCGCTCGCGCATCAAGGCGTCCGCGCACGCGCCTCCGCCGGTGGTCGCCGGCGGGCAGGTGTTCTAGCCATGGCCGCCACCTGGGATCCGCTCTACGGTGTGCCACACCTCGGGTCGGTGCGGTCGGTGCAGGCGAGCACGGAGGCCGCTCCGGCTGCGGCCGACGACGGCCTCGACATGGCGCAGGTCGACGCCTTCAATCTGTACCTGAAGGCCGCGGGCGGCCAGACCTTCACCGGCGTCGGGCTCCTGCTCGCCTACCTGTACGAGGCGATCCGCGGCACGTGGGTGCGCTGTCCCGGCAGCGATGTCGGGATCCCGGACGGAGCGAACGGGCTCGCCGAGTTCGCGATCTCGCCGCTGCTCATCCGCTCGATGCGCGGCCGGCTGGCGCTCATCTGCAACGGCGTCGGCGTCACCGGCGGGAGCATCACCATTGACTTCATCTGCACCGGGCCCGGAGGAGTGCTCGCCCAATGACCTCGCTCGCTCTCGCGCTCATCCTCGCGCAGCTGCAGCCCCCGCTCATCGTCCAGGACGAGGGGGTGCAGAAGGGCGCGAACGTCTCGACGATCAACTGCACGGGCGCGGGGCTGACCTGTTCCGTCTCGGGCCAGCGCGCGACCTTCGCGGCGGGCGCGGGCGGCGGCACCCCCGGCGGCGCTGACACCCAGGTCCAGTTCAACGACGGCGGGGTCTTCGGCGGGGACGCGGATCTGACGTGGAACAAGACGACCAACGTTCTCACCTTCGGGACGGCGAGCGGGTCGAATGCCATCGGCCTGCTTTCGGGCGCCCGCCTCAGTTTCGGTGGTAGCTACGTTTACGGAGACGGCACGGACTGGTACTTCGGGAACGGAAGCACTGGATGGATCCGTGTAGCCGCTCTCGCCGCCGGCTACCAAGTGGCGGCGGGTACTTTTGTACCGTTCGCCGCTGGCGCTTCGCTCGCTCTTCGAGGTCAAGTTGCCACGAGTGGAACCGCCGTCGCCAACAAGATGGGCAACTCCGTCGCGCTCACCACCGCCGGTGACAAGATCCTCTCGTTCTACAGCGACGCCTTCATCACCGAGAAGGCGTACATCGACAAGGACGGCATGGGCGTCTTCGGAGCGCTGGCTCTCGTCAGTCCGCTCGCCGCCATCTACGGGGGCACGGGGCTCGCAGCGGCGGCTATCGACTCGGTGCTGCTCGCGAACCCGGCCAACACCTGGACGGCGGCGGCCGTCCCATCGTGCTCGGGTGCGACGAACGCGATCACCTACAACACGACGACTCACGCTTGGGGCTGCAACTCCATCGCTGGAGGCGGCGCGCCGACCACGGCCGGCTACTGGACCAAGACCGCCGATGCGACGCTCACGAACGAGATGGACATGAGCGCCCTCGCCAGCGGGCTCATCCTCAACACGATCACCACGGGTGTACCGACCATCTACGCTGGGACCTCTTGCACGAACCAGTTCAACCGCTCGCTCAACGCCTC